CACTTTTTTATAAAGCAGTTTATTAAATGAATTTTGATAATAAATATGCTAAACCTATTTTAACTGAACCAGGAGTAAAATACTTCTTAAATGAAACTTTAAAACAATGTCACCATTTTAAAGAAAAATACAATAATATGATGTTTAATATTGGAATAACAATCACATTTTTCATTATTTTAGGGATCCTTTTGTTATATAAATATAAAGGCAAACTAACACCCGAAGAAATGGAACAAAAAGAAACCGATAAAAAACAATATATTTTATCTAAAATTAAAAATTACCAAGAAACAAAACTTAGAGCACAACAACAATTAATTACTGGATTACCTCATTGGGAAAATGATCTAGCAAATAAATATTCTTTTTAATATGTTATAATTATATAAGAATAAATATAGAATAAATATATAAACATAAATTATAATGAGTGATAATTCAATGTCTGAAAATGAAATACTTGAAAATACTGCAGCCGAAAATCTTATGCCTAGACCCGGACCTGAAGAAGTCTCTGTAACTGTATTGCCTGATCAACCTAATAATTCTGGCGAAATTTCTGATGCAAACTCTGATGCAAACTCTGAAGCTAAATCTGACGAAAACTCTCGATCAAAAGTTAGCTCTAACTCCGCATCAAAAGTTCGTTCTACATCAAAAGTTAGCTCTAACTCCGCATCAAGGATTAAGACTACTATCGATGAAGCCTTAAATGATTTTTATAAACTTAAATCAAAATATGAATCCGATTATCAAGAAAAATATATAAAACCTATATTACGATCCGCTGATAAAAGTAAACGTGAAAAACGTCTAGAATATCAAAAACTTCCAAAAGCCGAATGTGTTAATTGTAAACGAAATGTTGGTACAATATTTACTATAGAAATAGATGAAACTGAATATTCTAGAATATTTACTGCAACTTGTGGAGATTTAGATGACCCATGTCCATTAGATATTAATTTTGATTACACATTTCGTAATGAATTAAATAAAGAAATATTAGACGCCGACCATGATATAAGTGAAATTAAAAATAAAATTATTATTGATAAAAATAACATGATGTTTGGTTACGTCGACCAATCAACCGCTATTGCTAGTTTTAATGCTAATACATCAGAACTAAAAACTATCACCGAAGGCGCCGGTTTCATAATGGATATCAATATACAATTAAACGATAACCCTGTTAAAAAAGATTTAATTAAATCTAGTGAAGATAAATTAGGCGTTGAATTTTTGTTGCCATTTAAAGATATGATTAAGACATTTGATCAAACCGGTAATACTGAAGTATTAAACAAAGCTGTCAAATTTTATGTAGACGAAATGGTACCACTAATTACAACCATTCGAAATCTTAAATATGAAGTTTGTTATGTTGATTTTGTTGAAAATAAAGATCTAGAAGATAAAACTGAAAAAGGAGATATGAATTTTTTAGTACAAAAGAAAAATAGTCTTTATAATTTAGAATACACATTATATGGCAATGATGAAGTAAAATCATTTGTTAAAGGTATTAGCGGCCCTGGAAGAGCTAAAACACGCAAATTGCATCAAGAACCAGATCAAATACATAGAAAGACACGTAAATTAAGACCCGCCATTGAATTAGTAGAAGAGGTAGAAGAAGAAAAAGAAAATGTACCTGTTAAACGTCAGAAACAAACTGTTGGTGAGTTACATCCGGAATTATATAAAAGAGTAGAAGGCGAAATCATGCCTAATCGAGGTCCAGGTGGTTGGTATTGGGAGAATGAAAATGGAGACACTGATATGGAATATCAACGAATATGGGATGCATTGTCACCTGAATACCAAGAAGCTTTATCTCAAGATGAAACATGGATGAAGAAAACTATAGATCATTTTGTTGAATTTGCTAACCTTAAAAGAGCAAATAAAGTACCATATATGTCTAGTAGAGAATTTGTACATCCAGATGATCTATTATTACCACCTCAAAAGATTGGTGAAAATAAATACGATTACGGTAACCCTGTATATAATAAGTTATTAAATGACGGTAGATCAGGTATCTGGTTAACGTTTTTACCTAAATCTGATAAAAATATTAATATATCTAAATATCAAAGTTATTTGAATGCACTCGCATCTATTCTAGGAAATAAATTAAGATTTACAACTAATGTAATTTAGTTTAGTTTAGTATTCACATTTGCAATATTTTCTTTAAATTCAAATTATAATATATATACATTATTTATGTTTACCAAATATATTTCTATACCCGTCTTTTTAACTAGTTTTATTATCGGACTTATATTTATACACTTTTTAGGACCCGACACAAAAACTATATATAAATATCCTTCCCCCTCCAACTATAAAGACATTTTATACAAAGATAAAGTTGACCAATGTTTCCAATTTAACCTATCTAAAAGCGATTGTCCTATTAATCCTCTCGCTATTAAAACCGTTCCCATTCAGGGTTAATTTTTCTTATATTATAAAATATATACATAATTTATAACATAATGTATCTATCCAAATTTGTTCACTCCAAAACCGGCAGATATATAATGTCCATTTTACTTGGATTTGGATTAGCCACTTTATTTAGACAAGTTTGCGTCGGTCCTAACTGTACAACTTATAGTGCACCCCCTGTTCAAGAAATTGATGATCAAACCTATAAATTCGACAATACATGCTACAAATTAAACAAAAATGCCGTAATTTGTGACTCCACAAAAGAAATTTTCTCTTTTTAAAATCTTTTGCGTAAATTATTATTTCAAAGCATATTTATATAATATATAATATGACCGATATTAACACAACTAGTATCAATGATTTACCCACTGACCCAATGGGCTCCAATGCTAACAATATTTCAATGGTCGCCAGCGAAAAACCTTCTACGATGCCTATGCCTCCACAATCAACTTTAGCACTCGATCAATCCACTATTAGTCAAATTGTTAATGGTCTACAACAAGCCAGTGTTGCAGGTGCTACCATGTTACCTAGCAGAGATATTCCTCAAAATACTCAAGGACATACTCAAGATGCATATATTAAACCTAATTATATACCTCCTCCTAATCATACTGATTATATTAACGATACTCAAGATACTTCCGAATATATTAACTCTTATCAACGGGATCAACATATGAAAAATTCTTTAGATTCCATTTACGATGAAATTCAAACACCATTACTCATCTCTATTTTGTATTTTTTATTTCAACTTCCTATTATCAAAAAAACACTTTTTAAATATATACCTTTGCTATGCCATAGTGACGGAAATTATAATCTTAATGGTCTTCTTTTTTCCTCTCTCGTCTTTGGTCTACTCTTTTTTTCACTATCCAAAACAATGAAACAATTTAACACATTTTAAAACAACATATTTATCTAATATCTAATATCTAATATTTAATAAACTAATATTTGATTATATTAAATATTATGTTCGGGTTTTTAGGTGAAATATCTATTATTCAAGCTGATCTCATAAAATCATTTGCCATATTTTATCTAATTATTTTTAGTAACACTGTTATGGGCCTTTTTACTTGTCATCAAATCACCCTTTTACAAAAAAATAAAACTATATTATTGTTTATTGCCTTTTTATTATTTTATTTTTTAGTTACACTTGTTTCTAATACCGGCTTTTTAGAATTTATACCGCCTATGCAGAAATTAATATATACTTTTATGTATTTTATTATTTTCTTAATAACAACTCGTCTAGATTTTAGAATTATGATTATTGTACTTATTTTAGTATTTATAATCTATTTTATTGAATTGAATAAAGATTATTATTTGGAATTAGGTAAAAATATACATAATAAAAATGATAAATCTCTTTATAGTCACTATACAAAACACTGGATTACTCTTGATTACCCATATAAAATTCGATTTTTCCCTATTCAAGATGAACATTTTAAAATTATCAATAAAATAGAATATATTTTGTATATTTTTATTTATATATTATTAATTTTAGGGTTAATTGCATATGGAGGAGAAATTAAAGAAACTCTCATCCGTAAAAAAAACTTGACATGGATTGATGTTTTTACTGATACTGAAATATGCAACTTAAATGAACGAAAATCATTTATACATTATCTTAAAATTGGTTTAGGATTAAAATATACTTAATACTTAATAACGTAATACTTAATAACGTAATACTTAATAACGTAATACTTAATAACGTAATACTTAATAACGTAATACTTAATAACGTAATACTCAATAAGTTATTAATTATTTAATCTCCAAACCAACCAGAATTAGATAAATTACAATTATTCTAATAACCAAAAAATCCCTTTATTTTACGTGTTTTTCTTTTTTTATTTTTTTTAGATTTACTTTTAGATTTATTTGTTTTTAGTTTTGTCTTTTTTGTCTTTTTAGAAACACCATCTTTTTCTTTTCCATCTAATGGTCTGTAACGCAAAAACCACTCATCATACTCCGGTGTACCTTTTTTATCTTTTAATTCTGCAAATTTCTCGGTTTTTTCTGCTCGCATCTCTTCCACTGTTTCCTGATGACCCACACAGTTAATACTAAATCTTTTTAGCAACCCCTTTTGTTGCAATCTATTCTTTTCTTGTACCTCAAATAAATACTTTGACATACATAATATACGATCCTTATCATAATAATCCCTATTCGCATACAAAAATGCTAAATAAAAACTCAACATTGTATCTATTGTCGCCACCTTTATTTCATATCCTTGCTGCTTTAAAACATTATAACTATGACATGCTAATGGCTCATAAATAAATGCTACTACATCCCTACCTACACGAATTTCATAATGCGGTGCAATTATTTCACCTACAGCCGGACGCTTTATTATTTTTACATCCTTTACATTTATATCTTCTAACCTTTCTTTCACAATTTGTGATACGATTAGCGGATCCTCTGCTAAAACATCAAAATCCGGTATCTTCTCTAATCTTTTTCTTAAATGTTTAGGCATATACTGCGAATATAATGACACAGCATATCCTCCAAAAAAAACAACACCTTGATCCATCAAGGTAGATTTTACTGTTTCATATATTTGTTCGGATTTGCTTATTTTTTTACCGCTTATATCACTATTGCTATTGCTTATATCGCTATCATTCATATCGCTTACACCTATTCCTTTTCCTACAACTGGTGTCGTTGTCAATTTTCTCTGGAAATCAATATGTGAACATTGATGTGCTGTTAATGGATAATTTCGATTTAAAAGTGTCAGTCTTTTTAGTACCTTTTCCCAACGCGATACATCACCATCCGGTCTAGATAGTTCTAAATACATACCCATTCTTAATAAATTGGGAGGAGCATACAAAATTCCTGCTACTCTGATTGCTTCCCTTTTAATTGCATTGAAAAGATCCTTAGGTATATATGATATATCTGCAACCGGAATAAAATTTACATATACTTTATATGTTCCATGATGCTGACCTGATTTGGCTTCCACTTCAACAAATCCTTCTTTGATATAAATATCTACCAACTCTTTTGCATTTATTAGTGCATTCCAACTGTAAAAATCATAATCCGGAATTTCTACATCTTTATTGTAGAATTGATCTTGTTTGGGAAGAATATTATTAATTGCTGTACCTCCATAGCATATTAACTGTTTTTGCCTTAAAAAGTTTTCTACAATACCTATTATGCGTTTGATTTCCGGTGAATTTGCTACTAGTTTTCCCTGCTTTTCTTCCGCAGTATCCACAGCATGTCTTAATATTGCTAGCTCACAATCTTCGAAATTTAAATTTTTACATGTATCATTTTTCATTATATTATTTATATAATATAATCAAATATTATTTTGTTAATTTATTCCGTTTCTAATTCAGATTTTGGATCTTGACTTGAAATTATTTCTGTTTCTGATTTTGCTTCTGCTTCTGCTTTTAATTTCGCCTGTGCATTTAAATATCTCGCTCTAGCTGGAATAGGATTTGGCTTTTTTAACCACTCTTCTCTCGCTTTAATCATGTTATCTAAAAAATTACCCATTATACTATACTATATTATACTGTATAATATAAAAGTTTTAAGTTGTTTTAAAATTATTATATATCATCTATTTCTTCATCTAAAATCATTGGATTTTTTACTATTTCTATATCATCTTCCTCTATTTTATCATTATTTGTTACTGGATCTGTATTTAAATAATAATAAGTTGTTAAAACTGACATCAAAACATCTGCTAACATTTCTGTCAAAAACAAATCTACTTGGGCTAACAATAAATTCATGTACACATACCAGTCAACCCATGTATAAATAGTTACAATATTTGTCACTTCATATGCAAAACCTCTTATTTGTTTCGGCTTTACTATGTTAATATCTTGCACATTATTTATTAGCCATGGATTTAAAATATTATGTATCGTATTTCTTATCAAACTATTAATAAAACAACAACTAACAACTAAAAAATATTTTCCACCTGTATTAATTTTTATTCCAATAACTAGAAAATCATCATGTGGTCCTATTCTATAATAATTAGTACCTGTCTCATTCATGTGATTATATAAACAGCCAATTGTGATCATTAATATTGACATCCAAATAATCACTATTCGACTTACCAGTTTTTCCATTGTCATTGTTATTTTCACTTGCATTTTATTATATTTATTGTTAAATTATATTTAAGCTTTATTTATATTTACACCTTTAGATTAGAGATTTTATCATTTTACTAAGTTATAACCAATATATTATTTTTTTATTAAATATAAAAGCTTATCATTATCAAAACAATTTCTATTTTCATGATGACATATAATAAATGTATGAAATTCCCATATGTCTGTATTAATAACATAACTATTTATATGTTGTCTTCTATAAATATCTTCAATTATTAACATGCCACCTGGTTTTAAATATTTTGAAACTGTGTTTATAATATTATTCTGGTGTTCAATATTATGCGTGCTGTCATCAATAATTATATCAAACAATACGTTTGTTTCCTTAAATGATAAATCAAGATATTCAATATTATTAACATCAGTATGAACAAATGTAGTATTTTTCAAATTTAATTTTTTAGCATCTTCTATCTTTTGTTTTTCAAATTCAAATGCATAAACATTACACTTTTCAGAAAAATAATTATTCCAAGTTAAAAGACTAGCTCCCGCTTCTATACCTATTTCAGCAAAATTTAAAATCGCATTCTTATATTTTGAAAACAACATTGAATATACTGCAGTATAACCTTTTCTATGCTTACAACAAACACTATTTAATGCAAATGGAGCTTTATCTGTATTCATTTCACTACCAATTTGACATAATTCAGTTTTGCAATATGTTGAATCTATATACATGGTTTTCCCATAATTTTTTAACATTATATATATAAATATTTTTATCTTTAAGCAAAAACTTTTTAGTATTTAAATTTCTGTCATTAAATTAAATCTCAAATTTGTAAAAGTCTGAACTTATCGTACGTGTCGCAAAAGATACACTCGGATCCTGTTTCGGTGGCGCAGGAATTGTCTCTGGAATATAACGCAACTTATCCGGCTTTAAAACAAACGCATGCCCCGCTTCATCAAAAAATAAATCATTCTCTTCTAAATTTGTATCTACCGTTTGATACCGCATTGCCAACATTTGTACTCCATAAGTCCTCATCGTTAATGAACTCGGATTGGGTGGATCCGACCCTTTATCCGGCATCCCTATCGTCATATTCAATTTATTATATCCAATTAACTCTACCATGTCTGGGGTATTTATTATATCATAATAATGCAACGCTCGCATAAAAATTGAATTACTCGTCATATTCACATATTCATGAAATGCCTCCGACTCCATAAATGCTAAATTACTTCTATCTACTACTATTACTATCTTCCCTTCCAATTCTGGCAATTTTACTGTTCCAAAATTCTTACCATAATACTCAAAACTATATCTTTTATCCATCAATATCTCATTATAACCTTCCAACATTTTTGCAAAATTTGAGTACATTTCTTGATTTGAACTCTTCATACGAAGATGCAATATAATTGGATCAAATGGATTTGGCGCAGTTGAACTCGCAAACGCATAATCTCTTATTACATTTAGCACATCGCTAAATTGTACTGAATTAAATGTTTCTTTTACACAATAATTATCTGATGTAGATGTCGCCACAACCGGCTGATTATTAATTGAATATACTTCAAAATCTAACCCTCTTACCCCTTGCTTAATTAAATTTTTTAATGTACACGTATCTACATATCCGTTTTTATAATTACCTCCAGAACATGCATTATATGCCGATTTAATATAATAATCTCTAAGTGAATATTGATACATCTCATTATTCGGATCTACTGATTTTATTTTACCATTTAATGATCCAAACATCGTATCCATATATTTACAATCCCTAGCTCTTAACCCACTTGAAAATAATGTTCCCGAAAAATAAAAATATACTGCCAGTGTTATAAACATTACTGTCATTGTTATAATAGATAACGCTCTTAATACTGTATCATCTTTCATTTCTGTTAATGTCTTCATTCCTTCTGTAAATTTATCTGCAGCAGTTGACATATATTTATATTAATATAATATTATATCCTTCATTATTATTCTAATTTATTATATCATCAAATAAAGAATTAAAAAAATAATAACAATATATACTAATTATGGCCGGCGGTTTAATGCAATTAGTAGCCCAAGGGCAACAAAACATTATTTTAAATGGTAACCCTTCAAAAACATTCTTCAAATCCACGTTTGTCCAGTATACCAACTTCGGATTACAAAAATTCAGGGTCGACTTCGAAGGCTCTAAAACATTACGATTATCTGAAGAATCCACATTTACATTCAAAATCCCTCGATATGCTGACCTATTAATGGATTGTTATCTTTCTGTCATTCTTCCTAACATTTGGAGCCCTATCTTACCTCCACAAGATCCTAATAATGACATTATTCTAAGCAATAATAATCAAAACATCAATAGTGATAATTGGGTTCCTTATGAATTTAAGTGGATACAAAATTTAGGAGCAAAAATGATCTCTAAAATTAGCATCACATGCGGTAATTTCACTCTTCAAGAATATTCTGGCGACTATTTGTTAGCTGCCGTTCAGCGTGATTTTACTGGCCAAAAAAAAAATCTTTTTAATGAAATGATCGGCAATATTCCTGAAATTAATGATCCCGCTAATGCTGGCTCTCGTGTTAACTCTTACCCTAATGCTTATTTTTCTGATGCACTTGCCGGTCCTGAACCTTCTATAAGAGGCCGCATTTTATACATTCCATTAAATAATTGGTTCGGGCTTAAAAGTCAAATGGCTTTCCCCTTAACATCATTACAGTACAATGAATTGCATATTAATATCACATTAAGACCTATTAATGAACTGTTCCAAATTCGTGATGTTTTCGACTCTACTTTTAATTTCCCATATATTGCACCTAATTTTAATTCATGGTATATGCAATTTTATCGTTTCTTACAACCTCCTCCCGATATTAATATTGGCATCGATTCTTATTCTGATCAAAGAACTCTATGGAATGCAGATGTTCATTTAAATTGTACTTATTGCTTTTTATCTAATGAAGAAGAACGTGTTTTTGCACTTGAAGAACAAAAATATTTAATTAAACAAGTTCATGAGCAGAAATTTTACAATGTTACCGGCGCTAATAAAGTCAACCTTGACTCATTGGGCATGGTCTCCAATTGGATGTTTTATTTTCAGCGATCCGACGTTAATTTACGCAATGAATGGTCTAACTATACTAATTGGCCTTATAATTATATGCCTCAAGATGTTATACCAGCCCCCTCATCCGGACCATATATTATTTATAGAACAGATGCCTCCGGTAATTTGATTGCTGTACCCATCGGGCCCGGCGTAAATCCTAACGGTAACTTAACTGGTCTTTTAATTACACCAACTTATACACCAGAAAATGACAAATATATTTTGATTGTCTTAGGTATTTTGTTAGATGGCTCTTACAGAGAAAATATGCAGCCTGCTGGCATATATAATTATATTGAAAAATATACTAGAACCAGCGGTAATGCTCCACCCGGTTTGTACTGTTATAATTTTGGGTTGCATTCTAACAACGCCGATTTACAGCCATCTGGAGCAATAAATATGAGCCGTTTTAATCAGATTGAACTAGAATTTACAACAATTATTCCACCATTAGATCCTTTGGCACAAAGTTTGACTATTTGTGATCCTGCAACCGGCAATATTATCGGTGTTAATAAACCTACATGGCGCATTTATGATTACAACTTTAATATGACCTTGTTCGAAGAACGTATCAATCAAGTCATATTTATTGGCGGCAACTGCGGTTTGGCTTACGCTACTTAAAAAAGCGATAAAACAAAAAATTGAATATAATTTTACAACTATTTGTAATATTATAACTAACAAACCAAAGCAGAATGTATTTAT